AATATTAATACGGTGCCCGCCTTTTGGTGGTCCCAGAAATGTCGGAATTTGAATTAAAGGTAAAAGGATCTTCTAAATTACCAAAATGCCATTTGGTGGACACATATAAATTGTCCACCGTTCCACCAATTCATACAGGACTTTGTGTTCCACCATTTGCTTTTCAACATGCCGAGAGCAGGGCGTTTTAATATAAAAGCCAAAAACTATTTTCTTACATATCCCCAATGTTCTCTTACCAAAGAAGAAGCTCTCGATCAGCTTCTTCATCTCAACACCCCAACCAATAAAAAATTCATCAAGATATGCAGAGAGCTGCATGAAAATGGGGAACCTCATCTCCACGTGCTGTTGCAGTTCGAAGGGAACTACCAATGCACGAATCAGAGATTCTTCGACCTTGTTTCCCCATCAAGGTCATCACACTTTCACCCTAATATCCAGAGAGCTAAATCCAGCTCCGATGTCAAGTCCTACGTCGATAAGGACGGTGACACAATTGAATGGGGTGAGTTCCAGGTCGACGGCAGATCTGCTAGAGGAGGCCAGCAGACTGCTAATGACGCAGCAGCAGAGGCCTTAAATTCAGGCAGCAAAGAAGCGGCCTTACAAATCATCAGGGAAAAACTACCTGAGAAATTTATTTTTCAATACCACAACTTATGTGGTAATTTAGATAGGATTTTTTCTCCTCCTCCTTCTGTGTATTCTTCCCCTTTTTCTTCTTCTTCTTTCAATGCCGTTCCTGACATTATCAGCGACTGGGCCGCTGAAAATGTCATGGATTCCGCTGCGCGGCCGGATAGACCCATATCCATAGTTATTGAAGGCCCAAGCAGAATCGGCAAAACAGTATGGGCCAGGTCATTGGGCCCACATAACTATTTATGTGGGCATTTAGATTTAAGCCCAAAAGTATACAGCAATAGTGCTTGGTATAACGTCATTGATGACGTCAACCCCCAATACTTAAAGCACTTTAAGGAATTCATGGGGGCCCAGAAGGACTGGCAATCCAACTGTAAATACGGGAAGCCAGTTCAAATTAAAGGTGGAATTCCCACTATCTTCCTCTGCAATCCAGGAGAGGGCTCCTCATTTAAACTCTGGTTGGACAAACCAGAGCAAGGAGCACTCAAAAATTGGGCAACAGCAAACGCTATATTCTGCGATGTCCAATCCCCTTTCTGGGTACAAGAGGAAGTGTCCCATTCAGGAGCCACTGCACATAGAGGCGAAGAAGGCCAAGAGGAAAGTTCCTGAACAGAGGACGAGAATAGTGTGGAAGGGTTGCGGCTGTTCAGCCTTCATCACCACAAACTGCAAGTACCAGCATGGATTCACGCACAGGGGAATCACTAAGTCATGCTCAGACTACGAGAGCAGTCGAATTCAACACCAACCCCATGTCTGTGGGTCGGACTGCACCATTCCATCTCAGAATCATGTATGTCCACGAGAGCACACAGGGGAGAACCATCCTCAAATTCCAACTGAGAGTCAACCACAGGGAAAGGAGGCAGCTGGGATTCCACAACATCTTCCTCCAATTCAGGATCTTGACGACCCGTCTAACTGGTGCTATTCACAGTTGGACTGGTATTTTGGAACGCCTTAAGTGGCGCATTTGTAACGAATTAGCAAATTTAGGGTTATTTAGTTTGATTAATTTAGTTTTTGTTATTAGATATCTTCCAAGAGTATGTTCTTGGATAGATGAAATAGATACTATAGATTGCAATGATGATGTAAAGGTATTACTGTATTAATAAAATAAAAGTTTATTAATTCTTGTGCGAATCATAAAAATAAGCCCTGCAACGCAGGGTCTGATACACAGGATTGCTAGCATGACTGCTAGCACTATACAACATCAAAGCATTCTCTAACTGATTCTCATACTTAGCTTCTTCCTTATGATTATAAGTAACATGATTATACAAACCCTTAAAAAACTTCCTAATTAATGCCTGTTCCTTGTGGCTGTATGGACCGCCTGAAACTGTAACAGAGAACTTCTTCAAGACTTGCATTCTATCCCTCAGATCCATTCGGATCTTAGCAGTAGTGGGCTCGTTGTCGTACATAGTGAAGATCTGGCCAAAGTTCAGCGGATCCTTATTGGGCCTTCTATCACGAATCAACCAATACGTGATGATATTGGTGTGATCTCTCTTGGCCACATTGTCATCCATCCATACCTTCCCATCTATACCCATGGACTTAATACAAACACGCTTACCCAGGCGATGGGTAAGCCCTGTACCCCTTGTAAAATCCGAGACACAGACAAACGTTCCCGTGTGGGGAACATCCATCTTGAACTCATAGTCCTGGATCTTACAGGGACCCACACATCCCTTAGGGATGCGGTCACCCCTCCTTCTCTTCATCCGGACGCCTCTTGAAACCGGGACATAGCTTCGGGCAGCAATTGGGACAGCATTCCCAGTGTAAGGCACGATAGCTGTCTCGAAGTTCAGCCTCCGTCTTACCTGTCTCCCCCCATAGGGATGAAATCTCGGCGAAACGCGCATTCGCCCTGTCATACTGCCTGACCCTGAATATACGGATTAACTCCGAACAGAGCTCGAACCCTAAGGTTCCTGGCTCGTATTTCTTCAAAATACCTTGTAGGTATTTTATGGAGAGCATACACCTGAAACCGTATAAAGTATCTGGTAGTGGGTTCTGAAGAGGGTCCCACATTTCAGCCATACTTGGGCGCCAAGCACGGCAACCTGATTGGTCCTTATAAAGCAATGTCATCATTCCCTTGTGGGGCCCACAAAAGGGAGCGCGGCGGGCACCGGT